CCTTCGTTATTATCCCTAGGCTGAGGTGGGTTTGGGTGTGGCACCATATCAGGTGGCCAGAATAGATCTTCAGTCACAACAGGTGGCGGCAATGGGATTCGCTCTCTATCATCTGGCAAAGAGAGCAGACAGACGGTTAAAAGAAATACTTGCATAAAAAAACTCCTATAAAGGTTATGATTCCAGCTAGATAAATCGAAATTTTGACATTAAAAATTCTTTCCATTGCTTCCCAGGGAATCATTTCACTCCTCCCCTTTTATTGCGAATCATTTTTTTTCTTGAGTGCTGGTTCCCAATGATAGGGTCCATAAAGAACACCTTCAATTCGGGACATTCTATTTTCCACTCCTTGAATTCTGAGATCAAGAGCTTTAACATCTTTTCTAAGTTCTTTAATTTCAGACATGAGATTATGATGAAACCATCCCATTAATCCGATAAGTGGAACAACAATTGCTAATATTTCTTGCCAATTCATGATGTAATCCTCCAATATTCAGTGGATTTTTTGCGGTATGGCTCAAGGTCCATACGTTTTAAATCAGGTATGCTAGCATAGTCAACGGCTCCCCGTCTAACACAATGTGAGACCTTAATCCCTGCGCCAATAGAACTTTGCCCATTGCATAAAGTGATTAGCTCTTGCTTGAGCTCTTTCTCTTTTTGCTCCATATCATGTAAAGCGCTTGACACCCGCTTCCATTCATCAGCCAATTGAATCCATTCATCAGAGTGGATCTGTTGATAATCTTTATCAGTCAAAGCGGGCGCTTCGAAGTTTTGCATACACTCATAAAACTTTTCTTCTTCCTTGAGCATTTGCTTGATGTACTTATCGTCTCTGTAAACCTGGACGATCACACCATCTTCGCCATCAAAGGAAAAATAGTGGATCATCTCAAGCTCACACACTTCGAGCTGATGCTGAAGCTGCGGAAAATATTTTTGCGGCACTTCGCCAGCTTGAGCTATGGCATGATCTTCCTTGCCAGGGCACTTTATTTCCGCTGCTAGCGTTTCATCGAAGCTCAAGGCGTCTAGACTTGCCATCATCCACGATCTTTCTTTGTGGACCTTTACTGATGGAATAAGAGGCATGCCTAATTTGAGCTCCAAATCAGTGCGTGCCAAATGCTCTAGATTGTGTCCACGCTGCATTGCCGCATTTTGTTCACGCTCCTCAGTCAAGCCAAGCTTTTCTTGCCATAATTGATAGGGCGTCTTGTATGGACTTACTTTCATAATGACGGGGGCATCTGAGGCCCCCAATTTGGATTTACGCATCTCTAACCATTCGGGTGTATTTTGTTGAATCATGCTACACCTGCCATTTCGTTTTTACGACTTTTGATTTTACCCTCAAAACTTCGGCATACAGCTTCATATTTATCTTGAGTCAACTTTTCCCAAGAAGTGATACCTTCTTTCAGATAATAATTTAAAACCCGCTGTACAAAGTCAGGATCTCCGATTTGGAAAATCAAATGGTGAAGATTTTTAAGTTGATGTGGCGTAATAATCTCTTTCTGCTCTTTAGAAACAACATTTTTTTCCTTCTGAGCAGTAATTCCAACAGATGCATTGCCATCATCATCTTCCTCCTCGGTAACCACGCCTACTAACGCTGCAAGGCTATATCTCTTCATGTAGGAGATACTAGAACCCATAGCCTGGTCATCGTCTTTCTTTGGATTCAAAGGGGCCGTGGATCTTATCCACTGACCGCTTGAATGAGTAAGCTGAGTGACCAAACATGGCTTGCCATTATCCGAAGTGATAATCTGCATGATAGACAATCCCTGTTCTCCGAGCGGCTCTACACATGCATTCCAGATGCTTGAAAAGTCAGCGTATTTGCTTTTGAAGAAAGGATTGTTGTTATCCTTGATGGCAGGTCGGATTTTGGATTGAGCTTTGGCTAATGCTGTTGCAAGCTCGTTGATTTGTTCTGATTGATACATGTTTACACCCCTACTTTTGCTAATTCTTTAAAATAATTTGTATTGAACTGTTGCCAATCTTCAATTTCTGAAAGAGAGGAGTTGGCTTTACATGTTACTGCTAGACTCTTTTCGGGTAGCCTGATGTTAAGATAGCCTGCAACCTCGTTCAGATAGTGCTCTAGGGCCAAATCGTCGAACTCTTCATTGCCATAAAGTTGATCAATGACAGCCCGAAACCAGTAAAGCACATCGCCAAGGCGATTATCTTTTTGTAGGCATTCCCAACATTCTAAGGGTGGATTCTCTCTGTAAACGTACATATCGTTCTCCTGCGGTTATAAATTTCTAGCAAAGAATCGATATGCATTTTAGAATCAGCGCATCAATTCTCTGCGGTTTTGATACGAGAGAGGGAAAGTACCAATTTTCCTCTCTCACTTTACACTTTAATCGGCGCTCGTATAGACTAACGCTTTCATGACATCATATTAACAAACGCGGAAGATTATGATCAACGAAAAAAGTAAACTCATGCAAAAACTTCACCGATTTCTGTTTGAAAACGAGGTGGTCAAGCAAGATTTCGCAAGGAAAATTGGTTTATCGAGAGATCGATTTTATCAGATTCTCTGTGGATTTAGGAAAATTCCAGAGAAAAGCTGGTTTAGACTCATCAAGTTGACCGAAGGAGAAATCACCCTCGCAGATCTTGAAAGAGAATACCGGGACAATGTCCATTTTATTGTGAGTGAGGGCGATGACCCTCTTGAATGTAAAATAAAGATTAAAAGAGATTTTTGATGTCTTTAAGTTGTATAAATTCCTTGAACTTAAAGAGGTCTTTGGTATAAAAAAGGGGGAGTAACCAAAATTGGCACTCCCCCAGTCTTTGGAAATGAGAGAAAGATCCTACTGGTAATCCTTGCCGACACCAGTAGCTAAAAAAGGACCCTAACGATGACCCTTTTCCGAACTATAGGTTGTAAATGCTAGTTCGTACCACCAATATATCTAAACGGTTCCTTTTTTCACAAGATTTATGCCGTTTACTACAAAAATTTCCCAAAATTAAAGAAATGAAAAACGCTCCCAGAGTGGGAGCGTCATCAAAAGGACATTCTTAGATGGCCTATTCTAACCTATTACTCGATTTTCTTAACAGAGAACACTTTCAAACCTACTATACGCCTATAGCTAAGAAGCTTAAAAGTGTCGAAGCTGCAATCATCTTGCAGGAACTGGTGCAAAGACACCAATATCATGAAGCGCGCGAAGAACTCCAAGATCTGGGCAAACATGGCTCACACTGGTTTTATCACACCAAAGAAGCCATCGAAGATCGAACAGCTATCCTGCGATACAGCCAGGATAAAGCAATAGATATTTTGAAGGCATTTAAGCTGATTGAGACCGTCCAATATGGGATGCCATGCAAAAGATATTTTAGACTAAATTTAGAGGGGCTAGAAGAGTTTTCAAAAAATCTTTCTAGAAAGTCGACCGTCAACCGACAAGGAAGTAGACCGTCAACCGACAAGGCGGCTGACCGTCAACCGACAGAGCCCTTATATATAGAAGAACCCAATAAAGAACCCAATATATCTCCCCTTATAATCCCCCCTCTTCAAAAGTTGCCGGAGCAATTTACGCCTTCGGCTCGACGATTGAGCGAACAACTCGCTCAAAAGGTGAAAGAAATCAATCCTCACTTCACTGCCGCGACTAAGGATTGGCCAAAGATCTTTGATCAAATGCTGAAGGCTAGAAAGGAAGAGCATCTTAAATCTTTGATTGATTGGACATTCCAAAATGACTTCTGGCAGACTGTGATTGTTTCGCCAACAAACTTCAAAAAAAACCTAAACAAAATTGAGGCTCAATGGACACAACGCAATGCATCGACAGCATCGAACTTCACAGGAAGCAGCAAGAAGAAGAACGCTTACAAAGACGAATCAACTCCTTCCGAGAGAACTGCTTCGGCACCCGTTATACTGACGCGGGAATCCAAAGACTTGGGGAATGCATTGGGACAGAAAATGTTGGACATGTATTTGAATGGTGGAAAAAAGGAAAAAACTTCTTAGTGATCATTGGCAATCCAGGCTCAGGAAAAACCTATTTCTGTTCTGCCCTTGCAGATCTAGCTTTTAGAAAATATTCCACTGTCCGCTATTGGAATGAAAAAAAACTCATGAGCAGACTGAGACAAGCCATCGATGAGGATCAAGACTATGGCGAAGTGCTCAAATATTGCTTGGATGATGAGTTTGTGTTTCTGGATGATATTGGTTCAATGCCGGCCAATGATTGGCGCAAAGAAGTGATTTTTTCCGCCATTGACAATCGCTATTCATCAGCTCTGCCTACAGTGATTACATCCAACTTAACAAAAAAAGAGTTTACAGATCGCTATGAACAGCGTACTCATAGCAGAATCTTTGCCAAAGAAAACACCATCATAGAGTTATGGGGATTCGAAGATTTAAGAACCACTGGTTTATAGGAAAAAAGTATGAATGCATGTGATGAGTTTATCAACAGAGTGAATCGATATTTGCCCGAAGTGTGCAGAGTCACGGATCTAGTCAATGTGGGGATATTCACTTGTCCACAATCGGCAAGAAAAGCTCGGACACTCAATCAGTTTCCCGAGTACTTCCGTATTGGCAAAAGGATCATGATTCCAAAAAGAGGGGTAATCGAATGGTTAGAAGGGTGCAAAAGGGGGAAAGGATATGAGGATCGTTCCGAAACCGCTACATTTGGCCAAGGCTCAACGATCGCGGATTCAGACGGCCAAGATGGGGTGGCATAATGTTGGAAGCAAGAAGGCCTATTTCCGATCGAATTGGGAGTATCGCTATGCCTGTTATCTCGAATTCCTCAAGATATGTGGAGTTATTACAGAGTGGCTGCACGAGCCTCAGACATTTTGGTTTGAGAAGATTAAAAGAGGAACAAGATCTTATCTCCCAGATTTTAAAGTCATCCGACCCAATGGAAGCCACTATTGGGTGGAGGTCAAGGGTTATTTCGATCGCAAGAGTCTTACCAAGATTAAGAGATTTAAGAAATACTTTCCGCAAGAAGAACTTATCATCGTAGACAAAGATTGGTTTACGAAAAATAAAGGCGCAATACCACATGAGCAAAGCATACCGAGAACCAGCCTGGAAAGTACTCAAGCCCCCTTACCAAGTGGGTAAAGATGGCTTTTGCAATAAAGACTTGAAAATGGATTGCGATGGCTGGGTGGAAGTAGAGACATATCGCCCGATCCCTTTCGATCTGGTGCTCTGTAAGCAAGAACGGCGCACAGTGCCAGGGTGGTGGGATGGACAGCACTGGGAAGGAATCAGATTACACAGCGATGAGCCTGTAATTTATTGGAAAAAAATGAGCGAAATATTCGACGAGGAGGAAGACGATGCCACTGAACAAAGGTAAATCATTGTTTAGCGATCAATTGAGCAAGTTGAACGCATCTCATGCGTTTTTCACTGTCTCCCCAATGAATTTTATGATGGCAATTTGCACAAAGTGTTTCAAGATTTTCAATTTTGTTATTAAGTCTATTTCTATCAATGTGATGCACAATCAAAAATTGAATATCATCAATTCCACAACGATTGCAAATAATTTTGCCATGATCTTTAATCGATCTCGCAAAACCATTTGGCATATAAGAAATTTTAGATTTCAAAGTTCTGTTGACAAATGCCGCACAGGTTCGACCGCAAAATTTCTTCTCTCCACTTTGAAATGTGACACGTCCAGTAATTATTTTTCCGCAAAGTTGACAGGGATGGCGCTGAATGCAAGCAAGAGAACAATATTCTTTATTTTTGGTAAGAAAAATAGCTTTAAATTCTTTTCCACAAGTTTTACAAATTCTTTTATATACTTCACTATCAGAATATTTACACTTTTTGGAACAGTAAATTTTTCTTTTCTTACCTCTTGGATACTTTCGTTTAAATTCTTGATCACAAACTTTACATTTATCCATAAATACCACTTAAAAAAGGAAAGTTATTATGCCACTTGCAAAAGGTAAAAGCAAGAAAACGATTAGCAAGAACATAGAAACAGAAATGCACGAGGGCAAACCTCAAAAGCAAGCAGTCGCTATCGCATTGAGTGAAGCGCGTAGGTCAGGAGCAAAAATCACGAAAAAAGGAAAAAAATAATGAAGATCATACTTGAAGGAGACAACAAAGTAGAGCTCGAAGCAGTTCAATACATTCTAGAAATGTACCTTCTGCCTTGGATCGAGTCAGAAGAATTTAAAAAAATAGTCAAAATATTGGAGGAAGCATGGACAAACAGATCAGAAAAATCGAAAGAACCGTCAAAAAAGACGCCAGCAAAGAAGGCAAGCAACTCAAAAAGCTCGAGCGCGCAGACAAAAAAAGGGACAAAGCCTGCGACATCGGCCAAGAAGTCCTCAAACACAAAAAAGCCAAACGTTAAAAAATGAAAAAAAAATCTATATATTCTCCAGTGAAGGAGCAGTTCAAGGTCCTCTTGGAATATGTGAGGATTTTGGAAATGAAAAAGAATGTTGATCACAGAAATGAAATAATTTTTTTAATAGAGTTCATCAACACAGTCAGGCGGCAGTGTGAAGTTTACCTAAACTACGAACTCATGAAACTAGGAAAGAAAGATGGTTGAAATTTTACATTATGAATTGGTTCCGAACCCTAGGAACAAGACAATTGGCTATGCAGACATCAAAGTTCAGATTACAAAACCCACCGAATTCATTTTGAGAAGGATTGCCCATGTGCAAAGCGGGGAAAGGAAATGGTTTAGCTATCCATCCTTTGCTCGCGAAGCTTTGGGCGCTCCTCATTACTACAAATTCTTTGAATTTGAAAACCAGGATTTCAATAAGCATTTATTGAGCTCATTGGCCGAACCCGTTAAAAACTTTTGTAGACAAAAAGAGATTAGCCTCGGCTATGAAGAAACGAAAAGTATTGATGAACCATTACCCTTTTAAAGAAAATAGTAGCATTTCGTTGTTGTCAACGATATGGTCCATAATAGTGTGAGAAGGCATAGGAAGATTAAAAAAATTATGTTAATGTGTTTGGGTTTTGCAATGCTCTTATTCTTAATCTTTTGCTGCCAGAAGGAAGTAGATTGAATGTAACATAATTTCTATTATCAGACGCAATGAAAATAGACAAAAAATTAAGAATATATTAAATGCAAGAGAAAAAGAATAAATACAAACCCTGCTGCGATAAGATTTGCGGTTTCAGCGATTGCAAAACTCGGGGAGAAGGAGCTTGCGCTTGTCTTTGTCGTCTGCTTGATGAAATCGAGCTGTGCAAAGATTTGATTGATAAAAAAGCAATCAAATTGGGCTCAGCTATAATTTATTCAGCTAAATTGGCAAACATGCAAAAACTTCGCATGACCCGATTTGAAATTGATGACACTAAAGCTCGTCTTAAAAGATGTCAGGAAAAATTGAAAGAATATTTAGTATAGGTTAAATATGGACTCAACAGAAAAATGGCAAAATGAAGCAATCGATCTCATCAAAGAATCAGAACGATTCATCACAGAGACAGAGATCGCCCTCTTTATTAAAGACCGCCTAAGAGAAAACGAATGTTTCCGCACATCCAGTGGATATTACCTTGGATTCATGGAGGCAATGGAGAATATCTTGGAGTTTATCCAAAAATTACCAGAGCAGAGAAAGAAAACAGACAATCTTACATCCCAGAGGTTCGATGGGTTCTCCGTTGGGGTTTAGGCGGCTGTGCACGGTCGACAGCTTAAAACGCAGTGCACATTTTAAAAGCTAAAAAGGAGCTAACCATGATTAAGAAAATTCTTATCACTCTTTTGGCAATTTCATCTCCATTGGTAGCGGATGAAATCGGCAAAGGATATACAGCTAGACTTTTTGCCGGATTTAATGACATCTCCATGTCTTTTCACCCTAGCACAAAAGTAAAAGTAAAGCCCGGCCAAGTAGCCGGCGCTGCCGTAGGATATAAATTCAACGAGCAACTCCATGCCGAAGTTGAAGGATCCTATCGCTTCAACGAAGTGGATAAAATCGAAATCGCAGGACGACGTAAACAATTCATCGTCCCTATAAACGGCGACATCAAAAGCTTCAGCCTTGTCGGGAACGTCCTCTACGACCTCCCGTTCAAGAAATACGTCCAACCTTACATTGGCGTAGGGATGGGAGGAACCGCCGAATATGCAGACTGGAGCGTGAACATCATTGAAGATAGCGTATGGCTAGATTATGAAGGAGGCAATAGAGCTGCTCTATCATATCAGCTCATTGCAGGTATTCACTTGCCACAAACCAAGAACTTCACCTGTGGAGTTGAGTTTAGAGTCCTAGACTCTGTGCTTGATCATATGTGCAATCACAATAAATCAGTGATCTTTACATACAAGAAATTATTTTAAACAGGCGGGGGACTAAACATCCCCCATTTTAGGAGCCCAATGTCAGTAGAAATCACAATCACCCTCAAAGATGAAGAAAGCCGCAAACTTGTAAGAGAATATTTAGTATATGAGCCCGTAACAATGGATCAAAGTGATCCAGTCATTGAAAGATGTTTGAATGAAACTCTTGCAGAATTTAAAGGAAAACCCGATGATGTGAGAATAAAGGCTTTAATGGTATTATCTTAAACTATGAGTAGACCACAAATCCCCATTGATTGGGATGAAGTTGATTATATGCTCGAATATGGAGCATTAGGCACAACAATAGCTGCCAAATTCGCAATGCATCCTAACACTTTTTATGATCGTGTAGAAGAAAAGTATAAGATGAGTTTTACTGAGTATTCACAATTAAAAAGATCTGTTGGTGATGATACAATAAAAGAAGCACAATATAGAAAGGCAGTTAAAAAACTAGATAATACAATGTTAGTATGGCTTGGTAAACAAAGATTGGGCCAAAAAGATAACCTGCAAGAGCAGCTGATCGCTGATGAGATCAAGAAGCCCTTTGAGCTTTTGATGACTCAGATCAAAACGCTTCAAGATGCCCGAAGTATCGATGATATGAGCTTGAGCATCGCTGCTAACTCCGCTTGTGTTACTGAAGAGAGTTGTCCAGCAGGTGGCAATGACTCTGTCATTTCGACTACATGATCAAGAGCATCAATGAGCTCATCACGCTCATAATTGGGGCTCGTTTGAGCTATTTGTCGTAGCTCTTGGATTCTATCACCGCTCTCATACATAGAGAGCAGGTGTTCAAACTCGGTCTGTTGATTGTGTCGCATTGGGACTCTCCTTTAAAATAGCATGCGCAATAACTTTCGTGATCCATTCTTGTAGCGTTAAGCCTTGACCATAAGCAATGGACTTAGCCTGCCAAAGAATTTCAGTGGGTATACGGACATTAAGATTACGTTTTTCTCTACTCATATTCCTCGTGATATATCTCGATTGCTACAGTCAAATCAACGCGGTGTTCGTCCATGATCTCCTCGAGGATTTCAATGGGGATCATTTCATAGATTTCTGGGTACATAGGTTCTCCTATTTGTTTCTTTCTTCTAGAAGGGAAAGTCTTCCTTTTATCTCAGCTAAATCTCGACGCATTCCATCAATCTTATTTCCTAAATAGAACATAGGTGTAAGTATCAAAGCAGTAAAAGTTGAGACTCCCACGATGAAACCAACGATTTCACAAGCAAGTTTCCAGTTCATAAATTTCCTCATGTTCTCGATCGTTCGATTTCTAAAAGTCTAGAATGGAAATCTTTCATTTCCATTTCAATATTACGAGCAATTTGCATGAGGTCCTTGCGATCTTCTTTGGCTTCCGCGCGTAATGTGTTTGCTTCATTTCTGCACCAAAACATCATCGCCATAACAACACCTACAATTGCAACTCCGACACCTACGATTGCAATGATTAATCCTACATCTTGAGCCATATATTCCCCTTGGGTAACTTATGCCAACATCTTACCAAAGCTTACAATTTAACGCGACCCATAAAGATTCTTTTAACCAATGTTTAACTTGCTATTCTCTTCTACGACTGAGATTGCAGGTCTTTTCTTTGTGATATCGATCGAAGCGATCGTACAGTAATTGAGATTAACATCAATCTCTTTCTCACTATTTGGACTTTGTATAACCTCAATCGTAATATGAGGTCTTTGTAACTCGCTCACAGCTTCCATAAATATATTTCTTAACCATCTTCTAATCATAATTTTTAATCTTCATTTGCATTATCTCTAATCCATTCAGCCTTACCCACAAACTCCATGCCTTCAAACCTACACCGAAAGAACGCTCGTCCTCCGTCTTTACCCGGAATTTGAACATAACCTTGTGCTCCCCATTCCTTTGGCTCTGTAATAATCATCAAGCATCCTCCAAACACATCATCATACACCGGATTTATCTGTATAATATCTCCGATTTCTAGCTTCTTCTTTTCCATTATTCTTCCACCATCAAAGGATCATCCTCATTCCAATAAATCCATGTAGATGCTCTAAGTTTTCTATCCCACCAATATTTGCACTCTCCATCTTTGTAAGGTGATTCCTCAAAGTAATCTTGTTCTATTGATGGTTTCGAGGTATATCTTACACAGGTAAGTTTGATAGGGCAATCAATTCCTTTACATTTAGTTCCATGCATGCTTCATATCTCCGGCATCTCAGGCAGAGGTTGCCACCATTTTGTCTCCCCCCCCCGTTCCCATGATATTCTGCCTGGGGCATTAGATGTGCAAACATCTAAACAATATACCCTATATGGATTCCCCTTAAAATCAAATAAGCTCTTAATCGTCAGCACTAACATCATCTCTTCGGGGGGATCGTTTCTAGCATCTCTCCATTCATTCATCCTCACAAACTCCTTTAATCAATCCTTTAAATAATGCATTAAACCAACTACCCC